TGATCACCTAACTTTCCAAGTTCCTTAGTCTTGTCGGTTAGTACACTCCTAATATTAATAGCAGTAATCTTTAGTTTTTTTACTTCTTGTTTCTGGCCCATTTATACGTATATCCCCAATTTTTCTCTAGTTAGAGTAATATAAAAGTTACTCTCATCCTCTGCACCAACAATAGGTACAGTATCAGACTCACCACCCAAGGACTCATTCTGCTTTTGCTGTGCCTGTTGACCAATTGTTATAGTATCTAGAACTGTAGTTGTAGGATCAGCATTAGGATCTGTAAGAGCTCCTTTCTTATCAACCTTATTTGTAAAATCAAGTTTTTGTTCCTTCTTTGTTATCTCTCCTGCTACGGATTCATAATCACCCATAGCATCTTTCAAATTCTTTTCATCCTTACTCAACTTATTATCTCTCACCATCATACCAGCATCAATAGCAAGTGAAAGACCAGTTCCAACACCAGGAATCATAGACGCAGCACCAGAAGCCATTTCACCTAAAGCACCTTTCCAATCTGGTGGTTTAGACATTAATCTACCTACAGCAAATGCAGCACCTAAACCTAGTCCAACAATAGGAATCTTTTTAAGGAGTGACTTACCTCCTGCCTTACCTAAATTTTTAAGTAAACTTTTTCCACCACTCTTCAGTAATTTACCACCACTCTTTAATAGAGTCTTTCCACCTTTTATTAAATTCTTTCCACCTTTTATTATATTTTTTCCCAGTTTAAATAAACCTTTTGCACCTGGTATATTCTTAGCAAAATTCTTAATTGCAGATATACCATTTTTAATTAATGCTTTAGCATTTTTAAGCATCTTCGGAAGAGTTCTTTTTAAAAAGACTCTAGCCAGTCGTCTAGCCCTATTCAATCCTTTAAAGACACTATTAACAAATTTAACAAATCCTCTAATTTTCTTGTAAATTTTAAATACAAGAACTCCACCAACAATAGCTCCTAATCCAATTAATATCTTCTTACCATGATTTTCTAAGAATTTAAAGAACTTTGTAATTACTTCATTATTATTAGCTAACCATGTTATTGCTTTATCTGCAATGAATCCACCTGCTATGGCCATGAAGAAATTCATAACCTTATCAAGTATATTCTTTGCTGGTGCAGTTACTGTATCAAATGCCTTACCTACTGTAGCACCGATTTTCTTAACAGCTTCTATTCCTGCTTCTGCACCCGTTCTTTTCTTTCTATCTGCTGTCCCTCTTAAAGTTGCTATTGCATCTTTTTCTTGTGTAAGTCTATTTGCAAAATCTCTACTTAATGCATTACCAATATCTTGAAGTATTAAAGATACCTCTGCTATATCATCAGTAGGTTCATTATCTTTTCTTAATTTAAGTATATTCTTAATACTAGTAATTTTTGTCTCATTAGCAGCAACTCTTTGTCTCAATTCATCATCAACAGTATCAGGTACAAGTTTACTTGGATCTATTTTAGGCCCTTTACCTGGTAATCTACCTCCTGTAATAGGACTCACATACGTTGGATTTTTTGCATTTATCGCTGCATTTACCTCTTCAAGTGTCTGTAACTTCTTTGGTCTTCCTCTTCTTTTTGGAGCAGCACCTTTTGCACCAAGAGAAGTCACTTTTGATGCCTTTATTTTAGGTTTAGGTTTTGCTACTTTAGCCACGTCGTTGTTGTGCTTTTAGGTTTTCTTCTTCAATGTATTGCTGGAGAAGTGAAACATAAATCTCCCTTTCCCAAGGAATCATGTTTTCCAACTCTGTTAAGCTATATTTATGGTGTTGCATCAGGGCAAAATTAGTCCGATAGTAATTCTCTAGACTCTCATGAGCTAGAGCTAAGCGAAAAAACTTGCTAGACCCTCCAGCATTACCGAACTTTTTACTTTAGTCTTAGGATTCGTAATCTCAACTTTATGTTGAAGTTTAGGCATTGTATCAAAGAATTTTTCAATATCCTTAAACTGTTTGGAATTCATAGACTCAACAAAATCTTTCAATTCTTTTTTAGTACAGTCAGAAGCATCCCAAGATTCTTCTGCAGTGTATACTTGATCAATACATTGCATAATAATTTCAAGAGATTGATCCACTTGAGGTTTATTAGCATCCAGTTCAAAATTAGTCTCAATAAATTGAGTCATAGATGGATAACCCATCTTAACTGATAAATCATCATCTAATTTAATAATATCAGTATGGTCTGGATTTTTTTCAACTTTAATAGCATCAATGTCGATTTCCATTTGAATCTGTGTAACTCCATCATCAGGACAGGTTACATTAACCTCAACAGTTTCACCAACAGATTTCGCACGAACATTTAAAAATAGATACTCAATATCAAAAGTTGCCATTTTATCAACTTTGATACCTTTTGTTTGAACACACTGTCCTATAACTGTTTTAATTGCTTCAGAAATCTGCTTTTGATTTTCAGACTCTAAAGCCATAATCAAAATCTTTTCTTCTCTAACTAAGAATGGTCTATATTTAACTTTTCTTCCACTAGAAGGCAATACCAATTCATAGACGGGGGTATTAATTTTTGGTAAGGGCATAATAAATCAAATCATTATATATTATATATACGGGTTTTATAAACTTTTTATTTCATTATATATCTGTCATATGCAAACTGAACATTTACTTTTACAAGGTCAGCTCCACCATATTGAACGGGTATTGAAGTCATTGACTTTGGAAAAGCATTTATATATTCATAAGTAATACTTTTCTTTGGATCTAAATTCTTTTCAAATTTTGTAATTGTTAATGCAGCAGACTTGTATCCTATCTTAGTATCTCTATTCATAGGATAGTTTAATCTTCTATAATAGTTTGCATCATCAGTACGGGTGATACCTCTAAAATTATCATCACCTGCAACATAATCCATCCATCCTTCAAAAAATTTAAGAACATTATAATCTTGATCAACGTAAAATGAGAAATCACTATCAACATATATTCTTGTATGTGCAAACTGTTGATTGATTCCGTGATAATTATCTTTAACTTCTGATGTAGCAAATGAGCTGGTAGGTAATGTAGCTTCAGCACACATTATACCAACTTTATTACCAGTCGCATAATCATTAGGTAGATCATAATATTGTTGAAGATATCTCTTCAAGTCAAATGATATACCTGCAATATGTACCTGATATTGATTATTCAAAGATACCTTACCAAGATCTAATCTGGTAAGAGTACCCATTTTATATTTTGAAATAAGTCCTGCCACTCTAAATATAGTTATATTATTATATTTCTATTTAGTGTCTTACAAAGGAAGATATCAACCAAGTAACCCATTGAAGTACAAAGGTAACTTTCGAAACATAATTTACCGTTCTCTGTGGGAACGTAAATTCATGGTTTACTGTGATAAAAACGAAAACATTTTGGAGTGGGGAAGTGAAGAAATATTCCTCCCATACAGATCTCCAGTTGATAATAGGATTCATAGATACTTTCCAGATTTCTATATCAAGGTTAAAGAATCAACGGGTCATGTTAAAAAATATTTAATTGAAGTGAAACCAAAGAAACAATGCGTAGAACCTAAACCTCAAAAAAAGAAAACAAAAGGGTATATCTACGAAGTTTATGAATATGCTAGAAATCAAGCAAAATGGAAAGCAGCAAGAGAGTATTGTGCTGACCGAATGTGGGAATTTAAAGTATTAACAGAAGACGAATTAGGTATCAAGTAATGGCTGATAGACAATTTAGTTGGCAAAAAGAAAACCCTATTGCTAATCCAGCTAAATATGCTGAGATTATGGCCGATATTGATGCGAGAAACCCAACCAAACCTGGCCAATATACGGGTTTACCTGTTCCTGCAGATCAAAAAGAAGACAGACCTACTGATGCTAAATTAAATAGATTGCGTAAAGTTATTGATAATATGACTGGTACTGAAAGTGCAGATGATTTGATGTTAGAAGTAATGAATGCATTACGTGAAAGTGGTAAAGTACCAACAGCAGGAAATTATTATACCTTTGTATATAACCCTAAGACACCTAATATTCAATATGATCAAAACCCTTTAGTTGCAGTATCAAATGTGTTTAGTTGGGGGTTCAAAGGACTTAACTTTCACTGGGGTCAAATGAGACAATATACATGGGATGAGATCGCTGGTGGACTATATTTGGTCACTGCTGAGGAACTTCCAGACGCACAAGAGATACCTTTTCAGAATATCCGTATAAATAGATAATAAAACTGTAATTGTTATGGCAGAAGAGACAACAACTACAACAGAAAATAAACTTAGTGATAGCCAAAGAGAAGGAGTCTTAAAGGAATATGAATCGCAGATTACTGCTAAACCAAAACCAGCAGCTCCAGAGAAGTTACCTTCAGGTCTAAGATATCCATACAGTACAGTAGATAATACTCAAGATTTTTTGAAGTTTACTATTTTTAAGTATAAGAGAAGTGGGCAAATCACAAGAGATAGTAATTCATTAAAAGCAGACTTATTAGGAAATATTATTCTACCAGTACCCGCACAACTACAAGATAGCAACAATGCTAACTGGGGACAAAGTAATATGAATTTTATGGAAGCAGGTGGTATTAATGCAGCTAAAAATTTAATGGGTGGAAATATGGAAGGAACTGGTAATGAAATAAAGAATTTAGTTAATCAACTTAAAGATAATCCTTTAGTTGAAAATTACTTTTCAGCACAGGCAATTAGTGCTGTTGGAGGTAATGTTAGTGCTGCTGATGTATTAGCAAGAGGATCAGGTCAAGTATTGAATCCAAATATGGAGTTACTATTTAAAGGGCCAACTATTAGAAATTTTAGTTTTACTTTTAAGTTTACACCAAGATTTCAAAAAGAAGCACAAACTGTAAGAACTATAATTAAAGCATTCAAAAGAAATATGGCTCCAGAGGGTTCTGGTGCTGCTATGATCAAAACACCAAAAGTTTTTGAAATTCAATATCTTGGAAAAGCAGCAGATTATTTGAATAGAATTAAATTATGTGCATTAAAATCATGTAATGTTAATTACACCGCAGATGGAACTTGGGCAACATATAATGATGGTTCACCAATATCTATGAGTATGTCTTTAAGTTTTACAGAACTTACACCAGTTTATAATGAAGATTATAAAGCATATGATGATCATTCAGATGGAGTTGGATACTAATGGGATATTTTAGAGAGTTACCAGATTTAGCATATCAGAATTTTTTATCTGATAGTCTTTCATCTCAAAGTTATATTGAAGTTAAAAACCTTT